ATGCCACAGTATGAGAATTTCTTTAACTTGAGATTGTTTGGGGTATTCCATTATACTGAAAGCACTAAGCGATTCTTTAAGAAGATACAGCTATACAGCAGGCAAGAGTACCACATTTACCAAGACAGACTATTTGATTTTATTAACCTTGAAGACTTGACACCCATGGTTGATATTATATTGAACGGTAATTGTAAGCACCAGGATATCAATGTTGTCTACAGGGAAAAGTTTAAACTAAGTGAAATGGCAAATATGTTTAATGCTATTACAATGAGTGATACAAAAATTGTTATTGATGATCCCAATGGGAAGAATTATACAGGTGATTCCAGTAAGTTCTACAGTTATAATACCCCTAAGATGGGATTACCACTGGGGTTTCTTAGATACTGAAATCTTCCATTCCAGCAACCTTTAGCTTTACAAGGTTGCTCAACTGCCATTGCTTGCTGTCAATGCCTTTCATTACGCCCAGCCACTTGTTGCGTAGTAGTGCCACCTCATTAATGATGGTCTCATAGTCTACTACTTCTTGTTCACCTTCAACGTACTTTTCAGCATCGCGGGAACTTAAAGCGCGGGCGTAATGTTCCAGGTATTTTTGGAAATGCTTCCGACGTATTACACGTATTTGAATGTTGAGGAAGTTCAATACAGCCTCAATTTCCTGAAGCTGATTGAATCTCTGTTCTGTGATTCCAGGTAACGAGCTGATTGATTTCTCAACATTGCCCTTGATACCGATATCCTGTTTTGCCTTTAATAGTTCATCTTCATAATAGGCAATAAAGTCCGGTATAGAACCCAAATTGGATGTTACCCTGGAATACCACATTTTTAATCTTCGTCTTCCTCTGTGACTTCGATATGTTCTTTAATTGCTGTAAGCATAGCTTTATCAACAGCTAAATCTTCTAGATCTCGGTCATCAATCCCTAAATCCACGAGCTCATTTACAATGTGATCTGCTGCTGATTGACGATCCTTTGCAGGGATATATTCCTTAACAGTCTGCCACATTGTGACAAGGTATTCTGTATCACTCATCTTCTACTAACTCCTCAGTCTCAACATTGACAACAGACTTAGTTGTAGTTTCTTTCCATTCATCAATGATAACCATTAATTTATCATCTGTCCAACCCTTACGGAATTCCTTGATGATCTCACCAGTTGTTGAACTAGTATAAGCAAGTCTGTTGCCTTCTTTAACCAGAATGCCCTTTGCTTCAAACATGTCAAGCAATCCACTAGTGGGACTCATACCAGTCTCATATGGAATTTCAACTTGTACTGACTCAAATGGCTTGCTATAGCGTGTCTTCATGACCTTACAAGCTGATCTAATACCATGTACCTGACTAGTCTTGTTACCATCAGCATCGGTCTTTAGCTTGAGTTTACGCATTGCCACTACAATGGAGCTTGCATAGATGAAGCCTTGTCCACCACTGATCTTGTCATCTGGATCAAACATGTCTTGACTGGCATATGTGTGATTAGTACAAACCATGCCCACGTTTGCTGCACCAAACATATTAACACAGTTACGAACAAGTGCTGTCAATGCCTTAGGCTTTCGACCCATATCACCCTTCATCTCACCTGCTTCGAACTGATTGACATCAGTTGGAGTGAGCAACATGCCCAGTGAGTCAATTACGAACAATACCTTTGGCTTTAATTCACCGTCTGGAATTGTCTTATATGACTTCATAAACTCGCTGATAGTACGAGCAACGTCATCAATCATTGCCATGTTCATCTTTAGTAGCTTGTCTTCATGAGTATCAACACCCAGTGCATGTAGCCAAGATTCATCAAGTGCGTTCTCACTATCAATTAGAATACAAAAAATACCCTGCTCTTGTGCATTCTTAACAATATTGCCAGAGCAGATATAGCTCTTACCAGCACCAGACTCACCGGCAAACACTGTAACCTTACCAAGTGGAATACCTCTATGAAAGTCTCCACTGATTAGATAATTGAGTGTATAGTTGCCTGTTGAGACCCAATCTGTTGGATCATTAAATCCAAAGCTTAGTCCATCAATGCTCTTTGTTAGGTCCTTACGAAACTTTGAAATATCAAAAGGTTTAGCCATCTTTATTCTCCATAATAGATTCTATGATCAATGCCTCTTGCCTGATCATTACGTTTCAGCCATTCTTCAAGTTCAATGCTGTTATCTTTATCAACAGCTATTGGAAAGTCATACTGTACATTTATAGCACGTTCAGTAAGCTTATTCCTATATCTAATATCGAGCACATCTACTCGGTTCAGATGATTATAACTGATTGCCAAATTTAACTTTTTGGCATAATCTCTAATTTTTTCTATATGTTCAATGTTTAAGGCACTAATAGTAGGGTTCAGTGCCAGTTTCAGTTTTGCGTTTTTATTACGTTGCTCAATCCAAAACAACAAATTTTCTTCAACAACGTCCCATTTTAAAGGCCATCGAATATATTCAAACAAGTTGCCTATTGCATCTATGCTCACAGTCAATTCAATAATAATTCCTCTATTAAGAAGATCACTGAGATCGTATGGCATACTACCGTTTGTATTAATCCTCAGCCATTTTACACTGTTTGGCAAATTAGCTAGGATTTTCCTATATGATTTACTGTAAAATGGTTCGCCGCCTGCCAAATCAACTTGGATGACATTATCATCTAGATATCGATCAATGTACTGTATTCCCTTGTTCTGTAACATGGGACTGTAGTTCATTATTTTAGCATAAAGACTGCTGGATCCTGGGCCACAAGTTTGGCAAGCAGCATTACATATATTGTCAGTGCTGATATCAAAAACTTTGTAGTTGAGATTAAGCTTTGAATATATCTTATCTTTATTATTTGAAGTTTGTCTAAAGCTTAATTGATTATACTTTTCCTGATCTGAACATTGTTCACATTCGTCTGGCCAAACTCCCTGCTCTTGTTTCTGAACAAAACCTGCATGCCATTCACTGGCGTACATCTCATCCACACTAAAAAAGTTAGGAATCTTTCCTTTCAAGGCGCAACAAAACCCTACCTGTTCATCATTGGTATTGTTGATACGGATACAGTGTTGTATTCTTGCACAGGAAAATGTCATGGTAATCCAAAATGGCAGAGTGTTTCCACTCTGCCCTAGTTAGGTATTATTGAGTCTTACGGTTGCGAATCATTGCGAGAATGTCTTCTGCTCGCTGATTGGGAACCTTAGCAGTCTCGGTCACAACTGGTGCGCTGGCGACTGGCTCATTGTCCTCCCAGGGTGCTGTCACTACCTTAGGAGCAGCTGCCACTGGTGCCGGACGAGCAGCAGGAGCAGAACGTACGGGTGCATCACCATCATCAGTTGCCCCACCCATGCTAGGTGGCTTATAAAACTGACTCCAACGATCCTTATCGTAAGTCTGCCCATCAACTGAAGCTTCAAACATCTCAACGATTGCCTTTAGCTCAGTCTCTCCGGGCTTCTTGGGGAGGTAATCAGACAAGTTAAACAAGCCGTAAGTATCAATTGCAGCACGTTCCGTTGCAGTAAGTGCTGATTCCTTACGAGCCCACTTGCTAGTTGAGTAATCTGCATACTGACCCTTCGTAGTCTTGGTAATGGAGAAATCCAAGCCACGATCATAATCAGTAGGCATTTCCTCGACCTCAGTATCCTTTAATACTGCGGTAATCACAGGGAAGATGCTGGGGGACACCATAAACCTGCGAATTGGATTCTCAGGGACATTGTCTTCACTCATAGGTGACTCACGTACAAAGCCCTGGAATAGATAGCCACGCTTCTTCCAATACTTACGTCCCATCTCTTCAAGGCTCTTGTCCTTGAACCATGCACGAACTTCAGTAAGGATTGGGCATGTCTCGTTGTACATTTCCATACAGGGAACCTGTACAATAACTGGCTTGCTACCTGGCTCGCCCTTGATGCCACTAAAGGGCAAGCGAATCATCGCACGTTCAACCCAGAAAAAGTCGTTTTTTATATCACCGTCTGGTAGCAAGCGAACCCTTGCTGTGGAGCCTTCTGGAATATTCCAGTGAGCGTAAACGCTATTGTCTCGTCCGGTATTTGAGGAATTGCCGCCGCTGCGGTTTTCCATTGCTGTAAGCTTTGCTCTAATTTCTGCCAATGAAGCCATAATGTTTTTCCTTTGTTTTGCCTGATCGTTGTGAGCAACTACTCTCAACGTCATAGCTATTTATACATGATCGCCGATATAGAGTCAATAAAAAAGCAACATGTTGTTCAGGCATGTTGCTAATTTAATATATTTTGTTCTTTAAGTCTATATTAACGTGGGCCGCTATAAGCCTGCTTAATAACATTAAGTCCGTTTTCAATTTGCTGAACTAATTGAAGAATTTGAGGTGCTCTTCCGCCTTGAATAACTGCGTGTAAATCTTCAGCATACTGCTTAATATTACCAGCAACCATAGTTGGGTCTGCCCCAGGTGCTTCCATTGTTGGCTCACCCATTTCAGACAAGCCGGCTAATTTTCTCATTAAGTTTAGTGTGTCACTCATAATATATTTCCTTATCTTAAGCCAGCTAGTTTACGCATAAGAGCCAAACTATCATTCATTGGGTTTACTTCACGACCTTCTTCAACATCTTTTATGCCCATTGTTGCTCTACCAACTACAGCAGAATCAGCATCTTTTTGGAATACTGCGTTTGCTTGATTTTTAGCATCGTCTGATGGATCAACGAATGTGCCTGGAATTGCTTCATCCATGTCGTCCCCGATCTCGGAAACAACTTCTTGTCCTTGATTTGCTCTTGCTGCCACTCTTTCAGCAACCTTAGTCATTGGATGTCTAGCTGTTACACGCTCTGCTACACGTTCTGCTGCTGTAGTGCCGCCAGTACGAGTAGCAACTCTTTCAGCTACACGTTCTGCTGGAGTAGAAGTAACTTCTCTCGAACTTGCTCTTTCTCTAATTCTATCCATTGGAGTTTCTTCAACTTCGATTTCATTTACTTTCATTTGACCCAATCCTTCCTCGTCAGCGTCAATTTCGTCCATCATATCTGCTTCGTCGCCTTCGCCGATACCTTGTACCCAATCTTCCAGCTGATCAGATTCAACTTTATCTTTCTTGCCCATTGTCTTACGCTGCCCAAATGCAGCAACACGTAATTCTTTGCCTGCCTCAGGATCATTCTTAATCGTCTTTAAATCATCTTGATACCGCTTTGCCAACTGAAGAGCAATTTGCATGTCTTCGCCGGAAGCCTTGCCATCTTCAATATCCTGCCCAATTTGACTTGCCCAGTTAGCAATTTCACTGTCTTCCATGCTAACGCGATCTGCAACAGTACCAAGTACACGACGAAGTAATGCTCTACCATCTGTATACTTGCTGCTGGCAATTAAACGATCTTCTGCTGGATCATCCTTAAGAATCATTTTCCAATTTGGATCTTTTAACTTCTGAGCAACAGCGCCGGCTGATTCCTTAAGTGCTTCCATAATATTGCCTTTGTATTGCTTATATGCCTTTGCGGCGCTGTTAATCCAATTGTCTAAATTCTCATTGTAAACACTTTGTACGAACATTGGCTTAATATCTTCTATAGCGTCCTGTTCAGCCAATAATTTGCCTAGATCTTCCATGTTCTCATCAAAGCGAGTATTATTAGCCATACGGAACAAACTGCGCTTGATGCTTTCTTTAATAGCACTGGCTGCTTCAATTACCTGAATAGCATCTTCGCTCTCAAATGTCTTACGACGAGTAGCACCAGCAAAACGACGAAGATTCATCATTTCATTCACAGCGCCACTGATCAATTGACCACTTGTGTCATATGGGTTACCGCCACGACCAACATGATTGGCCATTGCCTTAGCACCCATTACACTTCTAAACGGCAATAGGAACTTCTCACCTGATTCATTTACAAGGAAAATACGGTCAACACGCAATAGTCTATTGTTTGTATTTTCAATCATACGCTCACTGTGTACGACATGAATTTTTACGTTGTTAAGGTCGCCCTCGCTAACCTTGCCACGACGTGCCCAAAGCACACGACTTTCGCCGATTTGGGACTTTTCTTTATTTTGGTTTGACACGAATTTCAAATCCTCATGAGTTAGAATATCTTTAGTGATGTCTCTGACATCCAATCCCAGTAAATGTCCTTTGGCAAATTTTCTTATTTCTTTGAGGAAGTTATACCATCCTCTTTTTTCCTCAGCGTCCATATACTTGGTGATGTCCTGACTAAAGTATATCTTTAGGTTCTGCTTGTCAATTAGACTTGCTGTGACATTACCAAATTTAATCTCGTTTTCTTCATAATCAAAATTAAAGAAACGTGAATCCTTGGGATTGGTTGTGGCATTGCTGTCTGCGTCACCCATTGTTACTTTTGGGAAGCGATTACGCAATTTAAAAAATAAGTCGTCTGCTGCTTGATCTACACCGGCCATGTAACTATTTAGTTTGATGACACAATATTATAAAGGATTTATTATCAAGCAATCATAAATGGCATGGGTTCAATGAATACATCATCAAATGTATCAGTTAAATTCTCACTGAGATCAGAATCATACTGTCTTAACAGCATTGCCATACGTACAACTAAGATAGTGGACATAACTAGATCGTCAGTTTCGCCCACCTTTGCTTTATAAGTGTTTCCAGATGCAACGAAATTCTTTAATTCACTTATCAAGCTCTTGCTTCGTACTTTCATACGATCCGTTTCAACCCATAGCTTCATTTTGGCGCAGGCTGCTAATTTACTCTTGTGATTCGTAGAAAATCCCTTACGATATCGACGATTACTGCCAGACACCCCCGGCTCACTCAAGAATGCACCAGCAATTTTATCCTCTCCGATGTCTTGAATAGCATTAAGGGCTGCTTCGCCAATTGTATTATTCTCCACGCTGTAATACAAGTTACTTAGATCGTCTGTCTCCTCAGCAATATAACGACATATCTCACTCATAATAGCAACTTGTCTCTGAATAACAGTTAAATTATGCTGCCATTCAGCTATTTGTCTCATTGTGGTAAGATCCCATACTTGAATAGCAGCAGGGTCGCCGCCAGTGCCCAAACTAGGGTCAAGGGCCACACTATAAACATTCCCCGGAATAGGCTTCTCATACCAACGCACCTGCCCTTGCTTTTCTACGGGGTTAATACCCTCCATAAGTGCCAATGTACTTGGAGAAATTAAAGTCTCATCAAAGATAATGAACTTACATTCATGTTCTCGACTAAATCTATCATCTCCAATGCTCGCACGTTCTTGATCCGCCCATGCTTGCTCTCGTTCAGGATGCCTATTCCATGGGAACATAATTGGAGCAAATCCGTTTTTCCCCAACTTCGTTTCATTGCCATACTCATCAAACTTTTGATTGGCAACTTTCCAAATAGTAGCAAATTGATCTTCATCGCTATTAGGTGTGCTTGTTACAATTGCTTTACCACCAGTTGACAGTGTAGGACTAATAGAAGTCCAGAATTCACGAGCAATGGTTGGTCTAACGAAGGCAAACTCGTCGCAGTACAGCAAGCTGATAGACATACCACGTCCCGTTGTTTCAGTTGTTGTAGCACTTACAATACGACTACCGTTGTCAAATTCAATCGAGCCTTTGTTATAACTGGTAACACCACAACGTATAAAATTAGGCACACTTTCATAAGCATAACGAATACGCTGCATAATTTCTTGTGCGCCTGTATACTTGTGAGCAGCAATTAGAATAGTACTGTCAGGAACAAACATTGCAAACCAAAGCAGGTATCCAGCAGCACAGGTAGTTTTACCCATCTGTCTACCCAGCATATTGATACTAAAGCGATTATTATGATAGTTTGCAATTAGTTCAATTTGATAATCAAAAGGTTGAAATAATAAACGACCTCTAATAGGATGCTGTATATAGAAAAAGTGCTCTAAGAAATACATAGGGCCAGTTATAGGGTCCGCACATTTTTGAAGATGCACAATTTCTTCCATTGTGTATGACATCTTCAAATATGGTTTTTTAATTAAGTCGTCGCCGAGATTGCTCATATATCAAACATTTGGTTGCAGTTTATATATCTTGTTTTTTGATATGGGTCCATATAAGACAATTGAATCTCTTGAATCCTCGCATCAATCTCACGCTTCCAATGCCAAAGAAACTTATGTATTCTGGGAAATTCAGGAACTAGATCTTCTGTCTGCCATAAAAACTCCTGTATAATGGAGTTATGGTCTGGCATATAATAGTATATCTGTATAGTGGCTACACGTCTAGCGTGCCAATTAATCATAAAAATATTTAGTCATGGAACTCAATTGAGCAATTTGATATATTGTCTATGTATGACATCCTTCTAAAATCAACCTCACTGGTTGCAATTATCTTGCCAATGGGGAAATCTCCACGTATACCCTCAGATTCTTTGGTTACGCCATGGGATAACAACCAATTATTAAAATCATCACTGTCATATATACGTTTTCTAGCATCATTTGCCAGGATTAAAAAACTTCCCCACCAACCATTATTTCCAGATGTATCAAAATAGTTGGGATCGTCCTCATCAATAAAACTTTGAAGTATAGTTTTTCCTAGAATTTCAGCATTGAATATTACATCATAATCCGATCCCCATGTATGGTATTGATAGTCCTCTTGATTAAACCCATGCCATTTATGAGTAGTATTAAGATGATAGTTAAACCCTGGCAGATTTACATGTAGTAGCTTGTTAAACTTCAAATACTTTTGTCGTGTTTGATTCATACAGTAGTGTTCAATTTTATGAACTGCCTCGTTTATTATGTGTCCTAATTTATAAAACACAGCAATGTTTGTGCTGTCCTCGTCGATCACCGTATTTGAAGTCAAATTAAATTTTCTATATTGCATTAATGTGGTAAAATATCTGTGTACGCGATTACACCATTTCTGATCGTAGTTAAATTCCGTTGGCTCAATTGTTGGCCAAACAATACCAATTTGTTGCAACCCTTCTATTGCCATTAATATATTATTATATGAATTGTTCACTAAGTCTCTAGCTTCAACTGAGATTTCTGAATAATAAATGGGATAATGTATCAAGTTAGCTATAGGAGGAAATTGGTAAATCTCTTTGGCTGTCTCATACCAGCGATTGATAACCGGTATGTCCAAGCACTCTACCGTTGCCCAATAATGTCTTCCGTAACTTTTAAAATTCACTGTGAATTTCTTTGTCATGAGTATACTTATTTGCAAAAATATTCGGTTGACAAAAAGCTTAAAAGCTACTATTGTTAAAATAGTGAAATTCAAAAGTGTAAATATATATAATGTCAGCAACATTAGTACTCAATGCGAACTGGCAGCCTCTTAGTTGGTTGCCCCTGTCTGTGATAGACTGGCAACAGGCTATCAAGCTACAGTTCATGAACAAAATTGAGATTATTGAATATTACGATGATTGGGTAGTGCATAGTCCAAGTATGACACTCAAAGTACCAGCATTGGCTGTTACCAAGGATTTTCATGCCTTCAAACGTGGTGTTCGATTTAGCCGTAGTAACCTTTACCTAAGGGATCTGTTCCAGTGCCAGTATTGTGCTGAGACATTAGATCACGGCGAGCTGACTATTGATCACGTTATCCCACGGGCTAAAGGCGGGCGTACCAATTGGGAGAATTGTGTTGCTGCGTGTGTTCCTTGTAATCAAAAGAAGAAAGACAACTATCAGAAGCCAATTAAGGAGCCATATAAGCCTGATTATTGGCATCTGAGTGCAAGGCGTAAGAACCATACTTACGATATCAGGCACCCAAGTTGGATACCTTTCTTAACTTAATTTCAAGTGGCAAATAGTCCCTGAACCATACTTAAGCCACTACGAACTTTTTCTCTATCAGCATTGGCACGAGCTATTGCCTCTGGAGTTTCTGCTTTATTTCGTTTAGCAGCATTTATATCTTCCATTGCTTTCTCAGTGTACCTTTGTAGAAACTTAGATAGAAAATCTTGAGCACTACTAAACCCACCTAAACTTCCTTTACCAAACATACCATTCTGCTCAAAACTATTAGCTAATCCTTTAACGCCATTAACTAATGTTGCAATCTTCATGTTATTAATGTCAGCACCTGGATTATCTCTTAGCAAAGCATCAATCTGAGCAGGCTTACCCAGTATGCGATTAGCCTCGAATTGAAAGATATCGTATATAAATGTTCTTGGGTTCTTGGCTAACGTGTGTACTTCAACGTCCTTCTGCTTACTAAATGGTACTTGTTGTCCATTTTGTGTCTTGATTTGCACTCCGGCGTGTTGGATACTCATACCCATTAGCTCGCCCAATACACTATACATATTACCAGTGAGTAGCCCTTTAACCCCACGTTCAGGGGTTACTCTTGAAGCGCCCCACTGTGATAATTCAGGGTTATGCCACATAAAGTCAACTTGTACATAAGCATCCTCACCAATTTTAACAATGGGGTGACCTATTTTACTTTCAACTGGATGAAAATAGCTGGGTTGTGCTTCCTTAACAAATTTATCTGCTAGTCCATTCCAATAATTTGTGAACTGCCCTTGTGTTGCACCTTGGAGAGCTGGACCAATCATTTGTAAATCAATATCACCATATACTTTGTCAGGATCTTCTTCTTGATCCTTTTCGTGATAAGCACCTGATCCAGTTGGTCTACCCATTTGTACAGGACCCAACCCTTTTTGTCCCAACCACTTGTTAAAATCTTGTACAAACTGTTGAATAATGGCGAGAACATGCTTAACAACCGCGGGCTTTATCACAGTACCTTGTGTCACTGTAGTATCCCAACCACCTTCAACAATATCAAATATTTTCATTTCTTACGACCCCTAAAGCCAACAGGCATTTCACCTGTCAACAGTGGTTTACTGAACCAAAGTTGGAACCACTCATCGGTTCCAGGCTGTATATTCTTCTCACGTTCTATTTGTTTAAAATTAGAAGCACGTTGGCTAGTTACTTGACCATAACTTTCAGTCTTTATTCCAGCAAGTTTTTTAAGTTCTCTGAGATCCATCTGA